TGCTGTTGATACTATTGGTGCTATCATGGCTCAGAAAGATGCAATGGTACTAGCAGAACAAATCGGTGTTCGTACACAAACTCAATACAAGCAAGAGTATTTGGGTGATTTGATGACTGCTGACACTCTATATGGTGTTAAAACAGTTAGACCTGAAAGTGGTCTAGTTATCTCTGTACCTAAAAACTAGGAACTAAGATAGATGGGTAGCCCCTTCGGGGGCTGCTTTTTATTTAATATTATATAGTGAGTACAAGATGGCAATATTTCGTGGTGATGGTGGAGCAGGTGATGCAAACACTGATGTAACAATTAACTCTGTTACAGAAAAAGCTACTGCAGCAGCAAATTCTGCTGATTCAGCAGCATCAAGTGCAACTTCAGCCAGTACATCAGCTAGTAATGCTAGCACATCAGAAACTAATGCAAGTAACTCAGCAACAGCAGCAGCAACTTCTGCTTCTGGTGCTTCTACCTCTGCAAGTAATGCAAGTACATCTGCATCTACTGCAAGTACACAAGCGACTAACTCTTCTAATTCAGCTACCGCAGCAGCAAGTTCAGCTACGGCAGCGGCAACCTCAGAAACAAATGCTGAGACAGCAGAGACTAATGCAGCAAGCAGTGCTTCCACAGCTACTACTAAGGCTAGTGAGGCAGCTACATCTGCTACAACAGCAACAACTAAGGCTTCTGAAGCTAGTACATCTGCTACTAATGCAGCTACTTCAGCAAGCACGGCTTCTACACAAGCAACTAATGCTAGTAACTCTGCAAGTGCAGCAAGCACAAGCGAAACAAACGCAGCTAACTCTGCAACAGCAGCAGCTACATCTGCCTCAGAAGCAGCAGCTAGTGCAGCTAGTCTTGACACTAGTTCTTTTATGCAGAAGGCAAACAATCTATCAGACTTAACTAATGCTAGTACTGCAAGAACTAACTTAGGTTTAGGAACAGCAGCTACAACTGCTAGTACAGATTACGCAACAGCAGCACAGGGAACTAAAGCAGATGATGCTTCTCCTCTAGCAACTACTGTAACTAAAACTTCTAGTACAGGTGCAGGTTTATTACCCAGTGGTACTACAGCACAACGAGATGGTTCTCCAGCAGCAGGATACATTAGGTTTAATTCTACTACAGGTTCTTTTGAAGGATATGATGGAAGTGCTTGGGGTGCTATAGGCGGTGGTGGTGGTGCATCAGCAGGTGGTGCAATATACGAAAACACTAACGAGATAACTGCTGACTATACTTTAACTACTGACACTAATGGTATGAGTGTTAGCCCAATGACTATTGCAAGTGGTGTAACAGTAACAGTACCAAGTGGACAAAGATGGGTGTTATTATAATATGGCTACAATTATTAATGCAGATACAAGTGATGGTTTAAAACTAACCTCTGATACCAGTGGTCAGATTGACCTTCAATCAGCAGGGTCTACTAAAGCTACAATAGATACTTCTGGTAATTTAAAGTTTAACTCAGGGTATGGGTCTGTTGATATAGCGTATGGTGTTAGGGCTTGGGTTAATTTTAATGGTACAGGAACAGTAGCAATTAGAGATAGTGGTAATGTAAGTTCTATTACCGACCATGGTACAGGTCAGTACACAGCTAACTTTACTACTAATATGCCAGATGTAAATTACTGTGTTCATTTAACTGGGTCTGTACAAGGAACAGTTAGTAATAATGGCGGTTTTAATACTGCACTTAGCAGGGTTTCAACTCCAGCAGTAGATAGTGTTAGGTTTGAAACTTATTCCATTTCTAGTTTTGCAGACCCGTTGCATGCAAATGTTTCAATAGTAAGATAAAGGAAAAGTAAAATGAGAATAATATATGAAACAAGTGATGGTGGAGTAGCAGTTATTGTTCCTACACCTGAGTATTTATTAACCCACACTATGGAAGAACTAGCTGCTAAAGATGTACCAGCAGGAGCTAACTACGAAATAGTAGAAGATAGTGTAGTACCATCAGATAGAACATTTAGAGGTGCATGGACATGGGCATAACAGTAGATATAACTAAAGCTAAAGTTATTACTAAAGACAGACTTCGTGAAGAACGAAAGCCTTTACTTGAAGCACAAGATATTTTGTTTATGCAAGCACAAGAAGCTGGCACATCAACTTCAGCTATAGTCACAGAGAAACAAAGACTAAGAGATATTACTAATCAAGTGGATAGTATGACAACACTAGACCAGCTTAAAGGAGCAAGTGTGTAATGAGTTCAATAGTCCTTACAGGAGATACAAGCGGAACTGTTACTGTATCAGCACCAGCAGTAGCTGGTACTAGGACTATAACACTCCCTGCTGCTACTGGTACTGCTATATTAGAAGATGGTAGTAATAACTTACAGATGAACTCAGGGTTTGGTTCTTCTGCAACTGCTTATGGAGTACGAGCTTGGGTTAATTTTAATGGTTCTGGTACTGTTAGTATAAATGCTTCTGGAAATGTATCTAGTATAACTGATAATGCTGTTGGTAATTATACAGTTAACTTTACTACTAATATGCCAGATATTAATTATTCGGTAAGTGGAATAACTATGATAGAAGCTAACAACAATGTATTTGTTGCTGGAGCAACTGATGCACCTACAGTAAGTGCATTTAGGTTAAATGCAAGAACCTCAGGAAATACTAATTATGATGCAGCTATAATATATGTAAATTTCGTAAGATAAAGGATAAACATACTTATGTCTAACATGACAGATTACGAAGCAGGACAGTTAGTAGCAGTAGTTACTCAGCTTAACAATGAAATAAGTGAAATGAATAAAACTTGCATTATGCTATCTGAACGAGTAAATGAATTAGAAAAACAAATGGCTAAAGGAAAGGGAATGTTTGCTGGAGCTATATTTATAGCAATGGGATTAGGTGGTCTTGGTAGCACCTTATTCTCTAAATGGTTTAATTAGGATACAAGATATGACTTACTTAGATATAGTTAATAACATTTTAAAAAGATTAAGAGAGCGTACTGTATCAACAGTCAATGAATCTTCTTACTCTAGTTTAATAGCTGTACTTGTTAATGATGCAAAAGAGTCAGTAGAAAATGCTTGGAACTGGAGTGCATTAAGAACTACATTAAGTGCTACTACAACCAGTGGTATTTTTAACTATGAACTAAATGGTTCTTTAAATGCTTTAACAGTATTAGATGCAACAAATGTAACAGATAACTTTTTCTTAGATTACAAAGCAGCACACGACTTTAACAAATTCTTTTTAAGTAATGATGTAGCAACAGGCTCACCTTACTACTATTCGTTTAACGGAGTTAGTGCTGATGGGGATACACAAGTAGACCTATATCCTATACCAGACAAAGCATACACAATTAGATTTAACTGTGTACTTAGGTCAGATGATTTAGTAAATGATGCTGATAAATTAACTGTACCAACTAAACCAGTAGAGCTACTAGCTTATGCAATGGCAGTAGAGGAGCGTGGTGAAGATGGTGGTATCAATCCTGTTAGTGCTTATGCTAGAGCTACTAATGCTTTACAAGATGCAGTAACTTTAGATGGTAACAAACACCCAGAGGAGTTAGTGTGGTATGAAAGCTAGAACAGTCTTTATAGAATCACTAGCATCATCACCAGCAGATGTATATACAGTACCTAATAATATGAGAGCAAAGTTAGTTCTTGTTTTTGTATCTAACAGTGCAGGTTCTACTAGAGGAGATGTAAATGTAACTATTAACTTTGACTCTACAGAGATAACAGTATTAGGTGATAAGAGTTTAAGCTCTGGTGACTTTATAGAATTACAAATGAATGGTGGTTATGTAATGCTAGAAGCTGGTTATAAAATTAAAGGTTCATGTGCAGGTGGTACAGGAGTTTCTTGTATCCTTACAGTTGAAGAAGTACCATTTATTGTGAGTACAAACTAATATGGCAAAAGAATTAGTAACAGCATCACTAGTAGCACCAGCATTTTTAGGTTTAAATACTCAAGAGTCTAGTTTGTCTAATGACCCTAGCTTTGCTCTTGATGCAAACAACTGTGTTATTGATGAGTTTGGTAGACTAGGTGCAAGAGAAGGTTGGTTCTATCGTACAACAGGTAGTGATGGTATTAACCTATTAGGTATGCACCCTTTCTTAGATGTAGCTGGTGTTAATACTTTTATATCTTGGAACGCTACTACATTTAAAAAAGGTTTTGGTACACTTACTACAATAACACCTACTACAACTGATACTATATCAGCAGGTAACTGGCAAGGTGTAACCTTGAATGACAGAGCTTATTTCTTTCAAGCAGGTTACAAACCTTTGTACTACACTAACGAGTCTACTGCTGATGAGTTTAAAAGCATAGACCAACACGCTGATTATACAGGCAGTGTACCTAGTGCAAACATAGTAATGAGTGCTTATGGTAGACTATGGGCAGCAGACACTTCTACTAACAAGACTACTGTATACTTCTCAGACCTCCTAGAAGGTACTAAATGGGGCAGTGGTAGTGCTGGTAGTATCAACATAGCAGGTGTGCTTCCAAAAGGCTCAGATGTCGTTACAGGGCTTGGTAGCCACAATGGTTATTTAATTATATTTTGTAAAAACAATATTATTATATTTAAAGACACTGATAGTTTTCAAGGTAGCTTTGATGTAAACACTTTACAATTAGTAGAAGTATTAGAAGGTGTAGGTTGTATTGCTAGAGATACAATACAAAACACAGGCACAGATATTTTATTTTTATCTGCTACAGGATTAAGAAGTTTAGGTAGAACAATACAAGAAAAGTCAGCTAAGTTAAATGACCTATCTAAAAACATAAGAGATTCTTTTTTAGGTAATGTAAATAGAGAATCTAATTTTAGTTTAATCAAGTCTTGTTACTTTCCTGAAAAAGCGTTTTATTTAATATTCTTACCAGAAGCAAAAACTATTTATGTATTTGATACTCGTAGACCACTAGAAGATGGTGCTTATAGGGTAACAACTTGGAATAACTTAGACCACACTGATTTTGTTTACGATAAAACAACTAAAAAAATGTATCTTACACAAGTTAATGGCATAGCAGAGTATGGTGGGTTTACAGATAACTCTGTTTCTTACACTATGAGTTATTTTACTAATCACTTTGATTTAAATTATCCAAATCAAAACAAGTTATTAAAAAGAGCTGCTGTTACTGTTATTGGTTCTACTGCACAACCATTTAATTTAAAAGCTGGTTTTGATTATGTAACAAGCTACTTCTCGTTTCCGTTTACAATAAAAGATATACCAGTGTCAGAGTACGGAACAGCAGAGTATGGAGCTAATGCAGCAAGTGTAGCAGAGTATCAAGCAGGTATATCATTAGATAGATTAGATTCATCTGTATCAGGTTCGGGAAGCATTTTTCAGTTAGGTATAGAAGCAGAAATTGATGGTGGTTCTTTGAGTATACAAAAAGTAGATATTTACGGAAAACTAGGTAGGATTATATAAATGAGTAATTATTCAAAAACAACAGACTTTGCAGCTAAAGATGCCCTGAGTACAGGTAACGCTAACAAGATTGTAAAAGGTACGGAGATTGATGATGAGTTTAGTGCTATTCAAACAGCAGTTAATAGTAAAGCTGACACCAATAGTCCAGCCCTTACAGGCACTCCTACAGCCCCAACAGCTAGCTCTGATACAGACAATACTCAACTAGCTACAACAGCTTATGTAACAGCAGCTATTACAACAGCAGTTGCTGCTACAAAAACTGCCTTACTTCCAGTAGGAAGTATTTATACACAGGCTTCTGTAGCCACTAACCCAGCCACTTTATTAGGTTTTGGTACATGGGCTGCCTTTGGTGCTGGTAGAGTAATGGTTGGTTTAGATGGTGGTAATGCACTGTTTGATACTGTTGAAGAAACAGGTGGTAGTGCTGATTCTATTCTTGTGTCACACACTCATACTGCTACTGTTACTGATGGTGGTCACGTTCATGGTGGTGTTTATAGACCAGGGGGAGGCGTATCGACAGATGATTTTAATGGTGATGAAACTTATAGTATGACTAATGACACTAGTTCAGCAGTAACAGGTATTACTGTTGCTAACAGCACAGAAGGTGTAAGTGCTACTGACACTAACTACCAACCTTACATAACAGTTTATATGTGGAAGCGTACTGCGTAGTATGGATAAAGTTCCTGTAGTAAAGGATAAGGCTTTTACTTTGTACTTAGAAGAATACGAAGAATATTTAATTATACACTGTGATGTTTATAAATGGTTAAAGAGTACAAGAAAAAAAATGGAAGTTTGTTTAGAGTATTTACTAAAACAAAACAACAGACCTATTTATGCAGAACACTTAGTTAATGATGCAAAGCACACAAAGTTTTTAAACATATACGGATTTAAATATTATGGAGTTATACAAGATGATTTTGGTAAACAGCGAGAGA